TAACATTCTTGCCCCATCAGCCCCGCCCAAAATAGTGACTATATGGGCTTTTTCGGCTTCGGTGAGGACACGGACTGAGGTGGTGGTTTTAGTGTTTGAGTCATAACTCCCCTCCGCCGCCACTTGATAGCCTTGCATTTTCTCAGTAGCTTCGGCAAGTTTCTCTTTATTATAACGAATAGATTCTGCTAAAGTTCTCCATTGAGGGTCGCCACCTAATGCCCCCCGCCCCGCCGCCGTCATTAAATCTAAATTAGTTTGGCTGATACCGATTGTTTCGTTTAAGTGCGTAATCGTATTTTGAAGGGCAGGCATTTTTTGAGTGGCCTCGTCGTGTGCTTTGGTCAATTCCTTTTGTTTTGCCGCCGTTAAGGTGAAACTTTCCCCCGCCGCCGTTGTCGCAGTAGTGACTGAACTCGTCGTCGTTATCTGTCCGTTCATTACCCCGTTAAGTTGTCCAACAACTTCACTCATTGGACGCAATTCACCCGCCGCATTATAAATACTAATGCCATATTGCGTCATTAACGACTTCATTTCTTTCGTGGGTTCACCCATTCGTTGCATTACTGTCTTGAGTGAAGTCCCTGCATCAGACCCCGATGCAAACGCTGTCGCTGTTCCCGCAATAATGGTGTTAAAATCACCTAATTCCATCCCCATCTGAGAAACCACACCACCCGCCGCCGATAGTGCCAATTTGTAATCGTTTAGACTGAATTTAGTGGCTGTTGTTACTCCGACAATACCGTCAAACGCTAATTCTAAATCCTTTGCCCCTAACTTGAATAAATCCATCGAACTCGTTGCTACTTCCGCCGCTAATCCAAAGTTATTCCCTGTGGCGTTAGCAAGTGCCACTGTTGAGGCCGCTAACCCATTCACGATAGAATCCAAACTAGCCCCGTTCCCCGCTAACATTTCAATCGCTTCCGCCGCCTGAGTAGTGTTCACGACAAGATTAGGGTTGAGGGCTAAATCATACATCAATTGTTTAAGCGGCATTACATCATCTTTGGTTTTCCCCATCTTTGCCGCAATCGACGCTAATTGAGCGTCTAACCCGATTGCCCCCGATATTCCCGCCGTAAATGCCCCCGTCATCTCCCCAATACCACTCGTAACGGCTGAGGTGAGCGTAGTTACCGCCGATGTCATTAAATTACCAATCAACACGTTAAACGCCCCACCCATCGAGGCCGCACTTGAATCCGTAAAACTCTGAGCGTTTCGTAACCCCGCTTTTAACTGTTCATCATCAGCTATTAAATAAACAACCGCATCACCAAATGATATAGCCATTTGTAATATCCTTAAAATATACCATTTTCATCATTTACCCTATTGACAAATAATGATAATTGTGGTATAATGTATACATCAAAGTAAATAAATCAATTAACTCAACAAGGAAACTCTTATGAAAACCACCAAAAAATTAGTCTCATTTTTACAAGAATTATTAGCCTCTTATGACCCAACTGAACCGATGAATTTCATTCAAATGAATCAAACATCAATCTCCACCAAAAAAGAAATTGATGCTTTGAATGAGTTGGGTTTTGCCCGAATCAACGCCCATAGAACGGGGTTCAGAATTGCAGTCGGTGGTTGGAAATATCTTTACGAAAACAAATTAGTAGAGTATGACTTTATGCCACAAGTGGCTAAAGATAAAATCACTCAGTAAATAAAAAAAACCCTACCCCTAATAATTACAGGGTAGGGTTTTTTTATACCCCGAAAGCCTCCCACGCTTCATCACTATTTTCTGTGGTTTGTTCATCAGGGGCTGTGCCGCTTAGTAAATGACCCAACAAATCAATCGTACAGACGGCTTGTTGTTTCATCTCCCATTTTTTTCGACGTTGGTACGCTTGAGTGAGTTCTAATTGAGCTAACCGACTTAATGCGTCCCATTGCTCAAATGATAACCCCATCACGAGAGCTAACTCATAAAAATCTACGTCGTAGCGAAGCCACTCCTCGCTAGTGACAACAGCTTGCCGAAAGGGAACGCTTTACGCGCACACACTACGAAACCCTCAACTAATTCCTCGTCGTTACTTTCATCCATCAAACGAGCCTTATCCGCCGCCACAGCAGGACTATATTCAAACAATAAGTCTCTAATAATTTCAGGGGCTTTACAGGCCATATTGAAAATATCATCAAACATTTTAGAGGCCGCTTTGGTTACGTCAGGTTTCTCACTCTCAGTATTTTTCTCGTCCTCTGTAATCCCCGTAAAATTCGCTAACGTTAAACGAACTTTCTCCCGCCATATATCAGCTTTGTTGGGAGACAAAGCGATTATATCGTACTCTCTACCACCTAATGTTACAGTTGTCATAGCGCATCCTTAGTATTTCGCCAAAAGCGAAACAGTTGTTTACCTTCGGGTTGATTTAGGTCAAACAGTCCTTTTATTTCGAGAGAAATGCCGATTTGTTCATCTCGTTTGAACATTAATTCTGAGCCGTTTAGGGCAATTCCTAAAAAACACAATCTTGCAGGGCGGCGAATCCCTCTATCGTTCCAACTCGCCTCAATTCCCCATTGAAAGTCTTGAGTAGCACTAGACCCACCACCTTCTAACAATTCATAGCCCGGTGTTCCAACGACGGGGTCAACTTCTAAATAACGCCCACCCCAAACGAGTTGTAAATTTTTTAGAGTGAAGTAATTCAACTTTGTTGAAACAGTTAGCTTTTGATTGACTATCTCAAAACCAACTTCCGCCATCGCTCTGTCGTCCAATTTTTCTTTCAAGGTGTTTTCTAACTTAACACTAATCCCACCCTCAGTACCTCCAGGACTCTCCCACCCATCAGGCCAAAAACCACCCACAGGCAAAGAGGGTGTTGGATAAACTGTACCTGGAGGGGCTATAAATAACGTACCGTGAGTGAGTGTAATTGTATACGGTTTTATTTGCGTCGCCATAAAAAATCCCCCTATTTAACTATAATATGCCCCGATGGATAATCCTGTCGCAGACGCTGTATCCATCCAAAAGAAATTGGTGTTGGGTTGATTGTAATTCAAACTCAACCCCGCTAAAACCAATCGGTCTGAGGCAGGAACGGTTACGACCTTATCCGCTACCTCATTACCGTCAACTGTACCAGGGTGAATGATGGTTACGTCTTTGGGAACAGTCGTTTGATTATCTAACTCAACTATCACCGCACCGTTATTTGGAACTACCACCCCATCGGCACTAAATGCCACCATTGTAGGAGTTACCCCACTCGCACTTAAAAACAATAAATTTACTGATTGTCGCGCCATATCTTAATCTCCTTTACTAAATAATTTAGCAATGTTTACACTTGATGGGCGGTGAGGTTTACCTACCGCTTTTGTCTTATGATGAATCGCCCAACAGTCCCAATTCACAAAACAGGTTTCTAAACCGTGTTGTGCGAAAATTAACGCTGTATCGCGACTAAAAACCACATCCTCAGTTGAGGCTTTGACGGATTCCGTTTTGTCAGTCCATTCATAACGGAAATAGGGTGGGGTGAGCTTAACGATGCGTCCGTCGTTAAGCGTGAACCCTGTAAAAACTCGCATATCAATCGCCACCAACCCCGTCGCTAAGGCCGCTACAGGCGTAATGCCCACAAAATCTATCACTTCCTCTCGCTCATATTTCTTGAGTTGATAATTGGGATTGGGGTCATTTGTCTGCGTTGCCCCCCATCGAAAAGCCATCACTTCCTCTAAAGGCGATGCGCTACAATAAGGCACTGCTACAACGGTTGGCGCAATGTCCCACCGACTTAACATAAAATTCAGTGAAGTTTCCCAAAAGGTAACAGTTGGGTTCAGTATGTCCACGCCCATATCATCGTCTATCATCAGTAATATATCAATCTTATTTTGAATGGCTGTCTGTACCGCCCGATTACGAGACATTGTGACAGGGGTATCGCTAATGTAATACGACCCTAATGATTCGATGCGTTTATCTTGAGAACATTGTAATTCCATATCGTTAGACCACCGACATACGTCAGGGTGGTCGCCTCTAAATGGAAAATGAGCCTTCATTACTTTTAGTTTATTCATTGTTTTCAAAAATGATGGTGTAATAAGCTAACGTATATTGCCACAATAAATTAGCATTGGTTTCGGTTCGTTGAAGGGAGGGTCGTTCTAAACGGGCTGACAGAAAGGCTTCGTCCTCATTGTTGAGGGTATCGTAAAGTAATTTATCGGCGTTAATGATGTCAGTGAGTGAAGTCCCGTAAATCTTGAATTGGACGGACACCGTTAACGTGGTTGAGCTATCGTTTTGTTTCCCGCCTCGTGTTTCAAAAGTGACGGCGATACCGTTAGACGGTTTATAATCGTTGGGTAAACTGTCCGTAGCGTAGACATTTGAGAATTGAGTGAGTAAAAAAGTTCGTAACTGTTTTCGCCAATCTACCACGGTTCAACCACGCTTTTTAGAAATTCCTCACCCATCTCAAGTGCGCCGTATAAGAAATGGTCAGCAATTTCATTATGTCCTGTATAATCCGCAGCAATGCCTACTAATGCGTCATTGCCGCCTAATTCAGCCATTGGGTTCACCTGATGATGTGACATATAACCCGTTTTAGATGACCGATAAAACCCCGATGAAGTGACTGAACCGTAAGTGTCCATTTCTTGAGTGACTATATAAATCGTTTCTCGCATCACCCCACTATCAATTCGGTTTACCGATTCGATGTTTTGACGGGCTTGTTGTGCAATCGACTGAGCCAAAAGGCCAATGTTTAGAGCTTTATGCGCTTTTTGGATAACACCGTCAATATCGAATTTATTACCCATAAGGTCTGCCTTTTAGAAAAGGATAGTAATAAGGGTTAATGCCTGATTTATCGTTAGTGAATAAACGGGTGTTATTGGGATTACCGATAGTGCGTGGGGTTGGTGTGAACGTGGTATCCCATGTGTATTGATATACATTACTATAAATCTTTAAATCAGATACAACAAGTTTCCCTTTAGGTAAACATCTACCGACACTCACCGTACTATTTGTGGCACAATTAGGACTATGCAAACCACCCCATTGTGATGCTGCTGTTTTAATCGACCCGTTAATAACTAGACTATGATTACAAGGACTTAAGTTATTCATAAAAGCGTAATAAAAATGATACCATACATTTAGTTTCCACGTAATACTTACCCTGGGGGAAGATACCCAACTTCCCCCACCCGCATGCCACGTAATACTTGTAGGGGTAACGTGAAATTTGCAGGTTAAGGTTGGTGCTTGTGACCAACTCAGTAAATCTATACCTTCCCCAATGTTTACGATTTTAAACCACATCTCAATTGAGGCAACGGGAACAGTCCCCCCGCCCTGACCTCGAAGCGTAAACCCGTTAATAACGCTGTTATTGTAAATATTAGCACCGTTTAACGCCGTTATTGCTAAACCATCGGATTCTAGAATCATTGGGCTGTAGGCATTAACATTTTGCATTATATTTGAAGGCGTTCCTGATACAAGCATACCTGTTGGAATAAATGATATGCCTTTTCTCAAGTCACTCCACGATGTAACAACATCACCGACTTTTGCGGGTTTATTTGAGGCTGTGTAAACATTAGTGAGATAATCCCATTGGTAAGTAGGAGTAGCCATTAGACGGTAAACACCCTATAAGTTGGAATAAGTAATAATTCGTGGTCGGCGGCAGTGGCACTAAAGGCAACTGTAGTACCGTTATAGATTACAGGTTGAACATAAGGCGTAATGGGACTAAATAAAAAAAACACTCTCTGTTCTGTAGTGATATTATCAACTGAGAGATAACCCACGTTTTGAAATTGAAATTGTTTATCCAATAAATCCGCCCCCGTAATTGAGGCGGCGGCATTGGAGTAACCCGCCGAAGCGGTTGTAGTGGCATCAATACTGTAAGCTAAATAAAGGTTAATGAAGTTACCCGCCGTTGGTGCGGAGAGAGATTTATATTTGAAAGATAATACCATCTCAGGGCTGAATTTATTGCCCAAAAAAGCCCTTGCTCCAATGGATGCAGTAGCGGCGGCTAATGACCTCATTGTAAGGGCGTACTCACTCTCTGCGGGTGTATTGACCCATTTGAAGGGGTTTGCGTCCAATAACTTAAGTTCTCTAGCCATTGTGTTGCCTCGCCATAATCACATCCATCTCAGAAACCGCCCCAATGCCCTCGACATCTAAAATACTGCGTCTATTCATCTTGAGTGCCATCAGCCCCGCTTTATGAGCATCAGTCAAAAATGGGAAATAATTCATCATAGTTAGTAACCCATTAAAGGTACTTAACGCCACATTACCCCATATTGCATTTCTAAAATTCTTTATTTCAAATAATACGGCTTTAAGTTGGTCGGGTGTTGCGTCGCTTTGATACATTTTCTCTACAGGATAGTTGAGGAAATTGGTACTCAAAAAGCGGTCAATCTCATTAACGGGAATATCGCCCTCTTGAGTATGAGCATTTAATTGCCCCGTTAATTCCTCGTGCGATAACTCACTATATTCGGGGTGAACTGCCAAAAAATCAGCTAATCTTTCAATTGTTGGAATCATTTTGTTACCTTAATTAACTGAACAATAATTCCCGTAACTCCAATTATCGGAGTCCCTGAAACATTAAATAATACGGGCGTAATCTCTGTACCATAACGATGTGTTAATAAAATTTGGTCGAGTCCTGTTATTTCAATATCTATCGGTAGGCGTAATTCAGCCGTTAAGGTTGATATTTCGGTGTTGCCCATAGTATCATTCACCGATTTGGACTTAAAACCACAGGCAACACCTACTGTATCGTCAAACCCTGTCGAAATATAACCATAATCATCAGGTGAGCCTTGTTTGAATTTTTTAAGTGTGGCCGTGTCGTGAAGACTCTGCCTTTGTATCAAAATCATTGCGGCTATATCGGTTTGTGACAATAATGGCATTTCGATTTGGGTCTAAACTAATTATTTATGATGACTTGATAATCTTTGGGTGTGGGTTTGGGGACTACTTTAACAATAGTTCCTTTGACTTTACTTAAACATAAATCCCGTTGTTCTAAATACTGTTTATGCAATTGACTTTTGCTAAAGGTTGCCCCATCAGCACTAAAATCAAAACTAATCACCGCTGCTGCCTTTTCTAACCATATATCGGCAGCAACGGCGTAAATATCAGATTGTTCTGCTAACGCCTCACTCAAGATAGCGTCACTGTACGTTACGTCGGTGGGTTCGTTTATTAACCGTCGTAATTTAGTCAAACTCATTGTGCAACCTTACGCCCAACACGTTTTTTCGGTAACTCCGTTTCAATTAAATCGGGGTCAATGGTCAATGGTTCATCGGAGTCGGGGTGTTCCTCAATTGCAACGATTACGGGTGGAGTAATTTCAGTAATTTTTACAATTTGTTGTTGCGGGGTAATTTGCAACGAGTTAGGGTATTCCTTCATTGTACGCGCATAAGTGGATTCCGTAACACTAAAGGTGTAACCTTTGCGTCGCAATTTGTTCGCCACCATAATCGGTGTAGGAGATATAACCATCACAGTTATCATAATAGTACCTCTTTTTTTTGAATGAGAGTGATGATAGAAATATCATCACTCTCAAGATAATTATGCCGTTATCTTAAAGTACGACGCTTTTTCAGGGACAGGGGACGCAATGGCGTTATATTCAACCACGAACCATTCTTGAGAATCGACTAACAATCCTTCATTATCTCGATTCATTTGCCCACCTTTCAATTGCATCGGTTTGAACATTGAATACAAAACCACTTCACGATTACCAATCAAAGCGTAACTATCGACCACCAACGGGCTTTGGAACACCTCTAAACCCTTGAACCGTCCCACATTCCCTTCGGGGGTCAAATGACCGTCAACCCGACTACCCGCAGAGGTAAATGAGGGGGAATTGGATAAGTGGTCAGCGTTAGCTAAACTGAGTAACAAAAAGTCGGGCTTGTAAAATCTATCACCCACCATCGTTTTCGCCGTACCCACTAAATTTGTAAACGCCGCTAAATCACCCACGCCACTATCCCACGACCCTGCATTGTTGTTACGAACAGATAACGCCGCACTTGTCGCTTCCGCAAACAACGCCCCGTCAATCTTGTTACGTATGTCTAACACCAATGCCTCTAAGGTACGTTTGAGGATATTATCGTTGTTTAGAGCTTGACTGAACAAAATGGCCTCGTCGGTGATTAGAGTAGCTAAACGGACGGCGGAGGCAGTCATCGTGATAGGTGTTTGGGTTAATCCTGCTCGTTGAATACCCATTCCTTCACCTTGTCTAATGGCATCGTATACATAATCGACGGCTAAAACATCCGTTGCAACGATACCACCACCTGTGACAGCCATAATAGTCCCTTCGGTGTATTTGATGATAAAATCATCGCCTTCCTCAAAGGTTGTCGCACCCTTCGTCACGACCACACTACCAAACGTAATTTGTGCGCCCGCTAATTTGACGGGAGTTTCAAGAGTTGTAATGGTCACAGCTTCATTTGACACAGTGACGGTTTTACCTTCATCACCGACAAACCGACTGTAATATCTTCGCTCAATGGGGGCGTTCATTGTATCGGCAGCAAACATACCCGTCGCAACGAGTGAAGGAACGGCTTGAGCGATAACACCCATCATCAAAGAATAAGGTAGGTTCAAATCGGCGGTGGTGGTAGTATCATTGAATTGACGAGATTCCAAAATCAAATTTCGTTTGATTAGTTCATTATTCAAGGCGTGGTCAAGATACTGTGCGGCAAAAACCTCATTGGGGTTTTGCGGTTTCACCATATTCCACGCTTTACCAATTCTCGTCCGTTGCATCCGTTCAACCAACAGTACAGCGGGACGCATAAACTCAGGCTGATTGGTTTCTTTCTCAAATACCGAAGCCACCTGTAATACTTGTTGCTTGACGGCTGTTCCTTGAGTGACTTTATCGATGTCAACCATCACCTTTTCAAACATTTTAATCTGATTGAGCGTCAATTGTGTCGCTTGTTCGGCAGAGTTAGGAGCTAACGCAATAACGCTATCTCGAATCCCTTTCATTGTAACATCAGCGAATTTCGTTTTATTCAATTCCGTATCAATCGCTTTATTGACGGCATCAGCCAATTTGATTTTATCGGCTTCCGCCGCTTTTTTCCGTTGCTCACTCAAGACTAACAATAAATCATCATCGGGTGATAAACCCAATGTGTCACGCATTTGTTGTTCACGTTCAGCCACAATCCCATCGATTTTAGCTTGATTCGCTAATTTCTCTAATTGAATGGCCTCAGCTTTAGCGTCTGCGATTTTTTGTTCCGCCTCTCTCGCTAATCGTATTTCGGTTTGTTTGGCCTCATATTCCGCCACAACCTTGTCGTAAATTGCGGGAATTTTTGTTTGTAACGATACTACATCATCATCAGCATTGGTCGGTATAGTTGCTGTCGTCATTTTTTTACTCTCCAAAGTCTTGACCACCCCATTTGCATCGGCGGCATTAAGTACGAAATCATAACCTTCTATATGTAATTCAGTCACTTGATAAGCTACATCACCCAACATATCAATAGGTTCTACGACACCCCACGCTCGCATCGAAATACCTACTCTCATACCAATACTCAGTAACTCTTCGATTCTTTGACCTTTTATTGGAGACAGCAACCCCGCTAACTCAACTGAATTTCCATTCAAGATTATAGTTGTCCAATTGACTACCACGTCTTCCAATTCTGCGTCCTCATCGTATTCGGGGTGGTCTATTTGTCCCGTTAGTGAGTGACCTGACGCAATTTTAGCGGTTACTTCCGCTACTGCATCTCGTAATACAGGTGTCGGATAAATGCGCCGATTTGCATTTATGGCATTACCCGTTGTTCCGATACCTGTGATACGGCGGGGGGTAGTGAGTATATCCCCTGCGGCATCCTTCATTGATTTTTTATTATCAAAAGTAACCATAACCTCAGCTAATGGCTCTATGATTTTTACAAGTTGTCCCATTTATAATTTCCAAAACAAAACGGCCATAGTATGAGAAAAATTCTCAAATTATGGCCGTTGGGGAAACACATCTCCCGATAGGTTTTTTATGTAATTGTTTTTACATTCTAGCATATATTTCGATTATGTCAATTTTCAAGGAATCCGTTTAAGTTCTTTACATTTTAACCTTAATTCCTTCAATGACATTTCTGTTCTCAGCGAGTTAGTTATAATCCAATCGAAAATAATTGTCTCGTCGTGGGTCATCTTGATAATGCCGTTTTGTTTTAATTCAGGGTCTAGTAATTTAATTAAATGTATGAGTAATCGTCTCAACGTCAACCAAAATTCAGGGTTTATATTCATTGTACGGGCGTTCCTTCATCGGTAGGTTTAGCTCCCAACAGCCCTTGTAAAATAATCGCGTTCACCATATCCTCGTCGTTAAATTTAATCTCAAGAGTGAGATGTTTCGGCCACAAATCTTTAGCCAACAATTGTTTTTCGATTAACGGATTGATAAAACTATCAATCACCCATTTACGCCCTGCCCTGACACGCATATAATACTGAGTGAGTTTGAAGGGCAATCCACTGTCGGACAAACTACCGCCACCGGGCAGATAATCAAATAACACGGTTGGAGCAGGACTCGCCGCCAACATCGCCCTAACGTGTAACTCCACATCATCTAACGCCCCAATACCACCCCCTGAGTTGAGTATTTCAATTCCCGCCCCTTGTCCGCCTGTAACAAAATATTGAGCGACGGCATCGTAGGGATTATTCAAATCAATGGTATTTAACGCTTGATAGGCTTTCACTTCCTCTAGTGAGTAACCCGTTAAACGATGAACCACTGTTTTCTGAGCGTAAAATAACCGATTCATCGACACATTCTGTTCCGCCCTCGCTAATTTCTCCGCCGCATCAATCGCTGAGGCAAAAGTCGGTGAACCGTACCGACTTTTTTTCAAGAAATTGTTACGGATGTGTATCATTTGCCACGCAGGAAACCATACGACATCATTATCTTTGGGTTTATCTCCGTAATAATTTTCTGAGTAAAAAAACATTTTAGCAGGGTCAAAGGGTAAATCGTTATCGTTGGTATGTCGATACATATACAATTGAGCTTTCGAGGATAAGGCCACAATGTCCCCGCCTTCGTTATAACTCACTTCGAGAAAAACGTCACCGTTAACAAAACAATCAATTAACGGAACATTCAACTCACTATTTAACTTTAAGCGACCAATCATATCGTTGATGATTTGTTGGGCGATTATTTTATTTTCACTCAGTACGCTATCTACCACCGTTATCGTGAAACCCGTCCCCACCAAATCTGAGGCGTACATTTGGATTGGTTCAGCGACACGCGCATCTTTGACGTATAACTCTCGACAAGCCCTCACGATAGTCGCCCGATTACGAATGTCTCTGTCTTGTAACAATAGTTTGGATAAGCGATTTTGAGGTAAATCTAACGTTGATGTTACCTCTTGTTTCGTGTAAAATTTGGCGAATAGATTAGCTAACTTTTGGAGTATACCCATAAATAACATTATACTCAGTAACTCTAAATTCAGCCAACGGTAGACATAAAAAAAAGAGACTATAACAATAGTCTTTTTTTTCTCACTCAGTTTATCTTACTCCCACAGGTCGCTTTGATTGGAGTAATCGTAACCCTCGTCTAAATCATCATCGTCAAGGGCATAATCATTTTCTAGCTCAATTTGGACATCTGCGGCCATTTTCTCAAGAGTGACTAAACATTGCTCGTAATTCGTCCCTAAAGGTATTACTTCCCCGTCTGCCTTAAATGTTACAATCCCCTCAACTATTTTAAGGGTGAAGTTATTGTAATAAAGGTCAGGGTAGTTTTGTTTTAATTTGTCTCGTAATTGTTCTAACATCGGTGTAATTCCTTTTGAGCGACTGAGTAAGCCGTGTCAATCATTGCCGCCCTCATTGTGGCTACGTCACTAACAATGGTTTGTTTCAATTCATCTTGAGTAAATCTGTTCCGATAGATTGAGGTAGAGAACTTCGTCCCATCACTCACAGTCACAACCCCACTGACTGAGGTATCTGTCCCTGTCATTGTGACAGTTGCCGTCTCACCTAAATTCGTGAGTAATTGATTAAAAACTATGGTTAAAATGTTCGTGATTATGTTATTGTAAGTCATTTTATTCCTCGTTACAGCAGTTGTTACAAATATCGTTAGTTAAAAAACTTCGTCTATCGGCGTAATCAAACCATTCGCCGTTTTGTTTGATGTGATTAGAGCAATTTGGGCAAATTATTTCTTGTTCTAACTCAAAACCCATCTCACTCTCACTAATCCCTAATGATTTTAATTGGGTTTCGTTTAAGGTGATTTTGATTTGACTGAATTTCCCAAAACTGCGAGCCGTCTCAAGTGAGTTGAATATCCCTAAATTAACTGTTTGTTCAGGGGTTAATTCTACGTTTATCTCACTAATCTTTAAGGTTTTTGTCCCGCCAAATAAGGTGTAACTTGTCATTTTTAATCCCCTCTGAATTTCTTTGATGATACCATTATACCATACTAATCATCTTTTGTCAACAACGAATACTCCGTTTATTCAAACTTTAAGATTATTCTATTATCTTAATAGTCTTATTTTGTCAATAGGGTATAATTATGATATAATGGATTTATCATTGAAAGAGGTGGGGATTATGGCTTTTAACACATACAATAAGGCTTATAATTACAATTTGGTGAAGGCGACTCCGTTACTTGAGTTAATGGGATATGAGCAAGGGTTACGAATATATCGGGGCATTGTGAGTGAAGTGTTGCGATTAGTGAGGGGTAATGTTTTTGTACAGAGTGATGAAATCAGTAAAAAAGTGAAACGGGAAATAGTTCAGTTTGAACAACAACTAATCACTCAACTAACCATCAACGCCGAATATGAGTTTATGACCACTTTCGAGATTAGGTATTGACAAAACAAAACAGTTATGGTATAATTGATTTATGATAGTAAGCGAGTAACTTCGCTGAGGGTCAAGGCTAATAACCGCCTCGCAGTAATGACGAGTAACTTCGTTGAGGACAGGGCTAAGAACCACCTTACTATCATTTAAGCGGACGTGGCGGAATTGGCATACGCGAGTGGCTTAGACCCACTATTTTGCAGGTTCGAGTCCTGCCGTCCGTACTAAGAATAATAGTGGTGAAATGGCAGACACGCTGATGAAAGTCAGTGAACTTGTATGGGTTCGAGTCCCATCTATCGTTTATGATGATAGTGGTGAAATGGCAGACACGTTGACGCAAGTCAATAAATTCGTGTGGGTTCGAGTCCCACCTATTATTCTTGAGGGTGAGAGGCAGATATGGCTTGCTGCGGCGTACTGTAAATACGTTCTCTCTGAGGTGTAGGTTCGAGTCCTACCTCACCCACTCTAAGGGAAGGCAAGCCAAATGGCGGTGGTCGCGCTTTGCTAAAGCGTTAGGAGAATTTTAAGGCTCGTGTGGGTTCGACTCCCACCTTTCCCGCTAAAAATTACTGAGGTGTAAACTTATGACTGATGTTGGTGGTAACTCTTATATCAAAGAACGACCTTATATTCCTGAACGTCCTGTATGGGATAAGTCATTTTATCGTCCTTCAAAGGGTGGTAAAACAAACTCTCGTAGACGGGCTAAAAGTCACGCTGAGAGAGTGATGATTAAGGCACGGCGTAAACAAGGGACAAAATGAGTTATAATAAAATGATGTCGAGAATGAAGGGACGGCGATTGACCTTTAAGCCCCGTAAGATGTATTATGGTTGTGATGTGTTAGGGGATAATGAGCGACGACGATTTCCGTGGTTGGGCGGTAGTTGGTACGAGGAAGGGCGTGAGGTTGAACGGGCAGAAGTTATTAGACAGTGGGAAGTTGAGACAGAGCGATTACTCAAGTTAGACCCAACGCTCAAAATCATTTAGGGGGGGTTACAATGTTACAAGAGGCGATACAGACAGCGAAAGAATTGGGGTTTAGTGATGTATCGATTTATAAACGACTTATATATCAAGGTTACAAACCGTCAGCGATAAGAACGGCTTTGTGGGAACTTAATAAATCGCAGTATGAACGCTTTAAGAAAAATAATCTTAAATAAAAAAGAACCCTTGATATACTCAAGGGTTCTTTTTTATCAATCTAATTTGAAACGGTCAGGGTTTAATTTGCGGAAACAAATCATTCGTTCCTCAAATGGGGCGTGTTTGTCAATCTGAAACACTTCGATTTTTGTCTCTCGTATTCGCCGTTGTTTGGGGATGGGTAACTCACTAAAAAATAACCCATTATACTCACTCAAGACCTGTAAGCCCGTCAAGTGGAACTCCCCTCGAATGAAAGATTGCAAAGCCTCTAATCGTTTCATTCCATCAACTACCGTATTCTCACAGTAGAATATTGGAGACAACGGATATAACTCAAGTAAACACTCTATGAAGGAACTTTTGACTTCATTTGACCATTCGTGGTTCTTAATGATGGTTAATCCTAACTTGAGTAAATCTAAAACCATTTTGTAGTTCTGAAAAAAACGAATTGTCATAATACCTCCTCTTGTAATTTACCGTATATCATTTTTTCGTCCCGATAAGTGAGTGTTTCTTGAGTGAGATTAAAGCCAAAATCAGTGTTATAGTCGCTAATGGCTTTAGTAATTACGGTGGGGCTGTAGCGACGGATTAGCGACAGTTGAAAACAGAATTTAACAATACGTCCGTCTAACTCACTCAACTTTTGTACCGCCATATCTAACTGTCCGTCAAACACTTTTCCGTTAAAACCACTCAGTAACTCCGCTACAGACCCCTCAGTTTGCCCGTCAGTCCATTCTATTGTCACAAACCCCTCTGACGCTCTTACCCTGAATTTACCGTGTCCCTTGAGGGCTTGACGAATTAACTTCGCCCCTTCAACGGGGAAAATTAAGCGACTTGAAACATTTTTAATGTCATCTTGTTTGATAATAGTTGGTAAGGTCATAGTTTTATCCTCAACTCAACTCCTCGAATATTTCGAGGAGTTGAGTTATTTTGTTTTAGCCCCGATATGATTGATAAATGCTCATTGTTTCTTCGTTGGGAGAGTTGACCCCAAACTCTGCACATATCGTGCAAACACCGTGTTTCAAAAACTCACGGTTCTCAATTTCGTCTGTCCATTTCCCATTTTCTTTAATCGGTTCGCCACATTCAGGGCAACTAACATTATCATCTAATGTGGCGATTTGGGCGGGAGTTAATTCAACCGTGATTTTATAAAAACTCACTAAGAAAGAATGAGCCGCATCTAATGTTTTGAAAATTCCTGCTTGAAATGCCTGTTCGGGGGAAATATATCGCTTTAACTCTCTTATGAGAATAACATTGCCGCCTGAGATAGTATATTTTTGGGTGTTTGATTGATTAGTCATTTTATGTTCCTTGTCGGGTTAGTTAATTTCTTACTTTGATGATACCATTATACCATAAAAATCTCCGTTTGTCAATAAGCAAACGGAGATTTTATCAAACTTTAAGGTTATTTCAATTGGCTAACATCGATTTCGGCAGTTTTTTCGTAGTTGTTGTTAATGAAAATTTTTGCCGATTTAACAGAGGCGAATATGCCCATTTTTACGGCTTGTTCTGCGGTGATTATTTTGTTCATCTCAACCAATCTAACTTGAGTGATGTTTGCTCTAACGGTCACTTTCATTTTGTTTACTCCTTGTATTCGATATGGGGGAAATAGACCACCCACCCTTTGCCCATATTATCCCATCGGGACAATTCAAATTCTTGAGTGAGTGTGTGGTCATTGGCGATAATTTTAGCGGTGGCGGTAATCATATTATCGCAATCAAATGCAATACATTGCTCCCCATACATAAATCGCCCTGAGTAACTAAACGGCTCATAACCCGCCGCCTCAATCGCTGCCTTCAATGCGTTCAAACGTTCATTCATTACTTACTCTCCCTTTGTTATAATTTAACCTACTCTTGTATTATAACATCATAATCCCAATTTGTCAACTCATTGACAAACTAATATATCTGTGCTATTATTATTACAAAGCGAGGTGATGGTTAGATGTTAGAATATGATAAGGTTAAGCAATTGGCAGACGAAGGGTTGACGGACTCGTTAATTGGGGAAGCTGTAGGGTTGACGGGGAAGGCGGTCAGTAAACTCTTGAAAGAAAATGGTTATAAGATGACTGCCACGTTTGAGCAACGGGTGGCGATGAATCGGCAGGGGTTTAGTATTTCGGAGATTGCCGACAGATTACAGGTTGCTCGTCAAGTCATTCACGCTCAGTTCAAAACAAATGGAGTAAAGATTACAGCATACCATTATCGTAATCGTGTCCCCTTACCGCCCAAAGAGACGTTACTTCACGATTATTACGTTGAAAAATTGAGTATTATGACCATTGCTAAAAAATATAAAGCGTGTGGGTATACGCGGATGCAACAACAGTTCGTTGAGTGGGGAGTAGACACTACTCAACACAAAAAAGGTGGGCGGCGGAAAAAATAAAAACAGTGGTTCTCTCAAGAGAACCACTGTTTTTATTACGAATAAAATAATTTAGGCCGATACCTCGTGACCATAACCTCAATCGTCGGTTTCGGTACAGGTTCGTGTGCCGCCGATAACGCCAACGCCCACGCCCAAAACTTATCGGCGTGATGTTTCTCATTACGGTCTGTATCAAATACTAAATTTTTACTTGATGTTACAATGCGTTTAATGGAGTTTATTTGATACGCTAACTCACGGTCTGTCGGAAGCGGTGTTTTATTCTGAGAGATGAGCATTTTAGCATTTGTCGCCCATAGAGCTTTTGAGGCGTTTGTAAACAATACCCCGATAGCTTTATAGGGATAATTTTTCGCCAATTTCTCAGCGATGTTCATCCCTAATCCATTTCTATCAATAAACAATTTAACTATCGGTAACTTAGATAACGCATAACTTACAACATTATATTGGTCATCGAAATCCACATTATCCATACTTATCATTAAACGTAAAGGGTAGGAGTTGACGGTACTTAAGCCAATTAAAAATAATTCTGAGGTGTTACGAGTTCGTCCGATGTCTAAACCACCTGTAAAACTCATCTCTAAATGACTTTTCGCTAAATCATCAATGGCGGCAAACGCCGCCGTAATATTCTTACCCAAACAATCACCCTTAAAACAAATTAAATCCTCACTCGACACTAATTTAATCTCACTAAATGAAATTAACGACGTAGTAATATCGGTAAATGAACATTCAAATTCTTGCTGAAACGAAGTGAGTGCGACATTATTATAAATTAAAACTAAGCGTTCATTGCCATAACGTTCAACTCGTTCATCAGTAGACAGTGTTGGGGCGATTTTGATGGCTTCCTTCACGTTATTACACATACCAAACGTATGCCACCACGGAGTTTCTTTGCGGGAATAGCCTGAGTATGGTTGTAGTGTTTCAGTGAATATTTCCCAAAACACCCCGCTTGCACCGAAGGGGCTTGAGCCGATGCGTACTCGTCCGCCTTTACTGACTACGGGTAATGAGGCGGTATAAATAGCACTATCACTTTGGACGTGAGCAAATTCGTCAAGATAAACGTTGAAACGGGCTTTACCACGAGGGGCTTTCGACGGTAAACTCATAATCCGTGCGCCGTTATCGTACTCTAAAGTCAATTGATTGTTTATCACTAATTTAGGCAATCCCGATAACCGTAATCTCAAGTTATCCTCAATTGCACGAGCATAGCGTATTTTTTCAATGGCCTCATTGTAATTGATAGACACAAAAAAACTTGACTGACCATCTAAAAGTGCTTCCGCTACTGCTTCCGCCGACACGGTGAAACTCCACGATACTTGACGAGATTTATTTTCAATTCTAAACTTTCCATCGTAACAGAAATGTTCGATTTGAAAATGTTCCCATCGTGCCGTCTCAACACCTGACGCTACAGGTAAATCTAAATTATCTATTAAGAATTTCGCCCGTTTAGTCAATTTCATTGAATAGTTCCAACGCCTCGATTACTTGAGTTTGTGCTTTCGTTTGTCGTTCTGTCCATTCAGTGAGACTCATTGTGACAACTTCAACGGGTTTGGTATTCTCAAGTTCCAATTTTTCGTTATAACCTCTGTTACGTCCAATGGTTTTGAGCATAAACGTAATCGCCCACGGTTGCCCTTTCTGAACCGCCGCCGCTAACCCTAACTCTGCCACATCCAATACCTGCCCTCTCGCTGCATCAACAACGGCTTGTGCTTCGGGGTAATCTCTCAAGTAATTAAACATCGTGACGTGTGAGACTTTGAGGTTTTTAGCAGCCAAATACACCCCACCACGACAACGCTCTAATTCAGCCAAAACGATAGGTAATGGAATTTTCTTTTTTCGATTGCGTTTTTTCTTTTCCATATAACAAATTGTACTCGTAAATTTTTACGTTGTCAACTTGTTTTGACGGTCATTTTATTATAACGTATAATGATGACTATAGGGAGAAAGAAAATGCTATATAACTGTAATCATTGTGGTAATATGAGTGAAGTGGGCAATTTTTTATTGTCTAGTGGGTTGGTGTTAACGTGTGGTTATTGTTCGGAACAGACGGTGATTGTTTTACATAAACATAGTGGATTGATGGGGTTGAATAAACGAACAGTGACGGCGTTGGAGAAATTGGGTATTACGACTGTCACTCAATTGATTAACGGGGAATATCAAGGGGTGGGCGGAAAGACAAAACAAGACATCACCGATTACTTGAGTGACATTCGAGGAGTTGTTAAATCTCCAATAATTTTTGAGGATATTTTAAGCGTGGGCGAAATATTACTCATTTGCGGCGATGACTCTCGTTCAAAGGTAGGCGTTGAACTAATGAAGGCATCTATCATCAATGAGTATGATTTTTTAGGTCGTCGTTGCCTCTCGTCTCAACAAGTATTTTATATTACAGAAAATACTTCACCCTTGTTGAGTTACAATTTTAACGAGACAGAAATAGAACGGATGAACAATAATCTAATTTTGTTTGACGGCGTTCCTGAGTTAATAGACTCTCACTCAAGTGATTATTTTGCTAAATTCATCATGCTCTTAAATCGTAAATTCAACATTATTTGCATTGAAATTTTAGGTTTTGTCGAGAATCAAACACTCCTACTCACTAACTTCAAACAAGAATGTTTGAAAATCGGTGCAGCAGGAGTGTTGATTATTACACCATCGGAACAAATTCTAAATTGTAGTCAGACTACAATTATATCGTTAGATAATCAAATAACTCTTGTGAAAAACGGCGAAATTATGTCACAATATGCCAACGAAAATATTGGTTCTTAAATAAAGCATTGTGCCATAAATCTTTGCGCTCATAGTGAGTATTTAAGCCCTCAACGGTAAAATGTCCTGTTGCCCAAAATAATTCCTCTAATCCCCGAATCCAATTCCCCTGATGATATTCCTCATAACGAAGAATATCATCTTTTTTGATAATGCGTCCCATAGCGTCAACGGGGGCAACGTACTCAAAACCGATGACGGTGACAAGAGTATCGGGGGTGCATTTATTGAAATCACAGAAAAAAGTTATAAACTGTTCAGGTGTCCATTGGGGGAATCCTTCGTTATTTACGTCCTCTTGAGTGATATATTTCAACGGTTCATACCGATGTTCAGTCACTCTTATCTGACATAAATAACGAACTTTCTCGCCTTTCTTGAGACCCTGACCCTTTTCAATTGCATTTAGTATTTGCCCCACTTTCACCTTATCCCACCCTAATCGGCGGGTTTTTGTTTTTGTACGGCCAATAATTTGGGGGGTTGTTTTATGAAATGACATATTCAAGGCAGTAACCTGTATAGTTGATTATGTAAACGATGAATTTTATCGTTACAATAATCTTGATTTTTGATGTCGGTAATGGATTGCTCGATTTGAGTGAGTGAGCGTTGAAGTTCGTCCCCTTCCGTTTTAATTGTTTGGCGAGTACCGTCTAATTCAAATTCTATTAACGCCAACGCTTGTAACATTAAATCTTTGGCTCTAATGAGAGTACCGTTTTGTTTCTCCCACCCCTGAACTAAAGATGTCTGTTGAGTTAATAAATTCTCTTTCGTGGCCTCTAAACGCGTCCTTTGTTCTTGATATTCCGTCTCAATTTGAGCAAGTAATCGTTGAAACATTACTTCACTCTCACCGTCAACGAGATTATATGGCAGTCGGTGAATTTTAGAGGCACGAGCAATAACTGCCCCGTTTTTCCGTAACTCATAATACGTTGTCCCAATATAACGACTTTCAACAATCCGACAATTGATGTAAGGCAACCATTTGAAACAGTCATCATTAACTTGAGTGAGCGTCAGGTGGCTTGTTTCGTCATCAGAATGACCGATTATTCCAAAGTCAAGCAACGTTCCCACAAAACCACCCGCTTTAAGATATACCCGTATCTCCCCATCAGCATCTTCGCTGATTTCGTCAATTTCAGGACATTGTTCTGCCACGTAAACAAAAGCGTAACCCTCTAAGGGGTCGTTATATCGGTCTAATGCTTTATGACCTGTTCTAATTTCAAATTTCATAAATTCTCCTATAAGAGAGTGAGGGGAATCGAACCCCTTAAAGTTAGACTTGAGTTAATTATAATCTAACTGTGAGGAGTCCAATCCTCAACACTCTCATTATTGTAACTCAAATGGGGTTGACATATTACTTACAATTAACCCCTCAACTTTTTGGACAGTTTTTAAGCCTGAGTGAGTGATGGCACTCACTTTTAAGTCGGTTTTGTTAGCGAACTGCTGAACTGACTTGAGTAATGCTGTGCCAACCCCCCGCTTTCTGAATTGTGGGGCAACCCATAACCCCACAATACTCGCCCCTTCACCCATCTCACCACTTTCTGAGTAAGTCACTAGACCACCAAATTGACCGTCTATCGTGGCAACCAACCCCCAATCGCACACAGACAATCTATCCCCCCCAAATAAAATAACGAAGCTCATTGGGGGGATTTGAGTGAAGTAATCGTTTATATCGTTTTTAGTTATTTGCGTTAATTTCATAAATTTCCTTGTATCAACGGGATTATAACCCACTCATTTTTGATATAACACAACCCACCAATTTTTACGGGTGAGGGGATACCGTACTCAGAATCCATCTCAATTAAAGCCGCAGTCACAATAATAGGGGTTTCCGTAAATAACAACATTTTAGCGTCCGCCCATCTCGCTTCACTCTGTAATTTCTTGATTTGATTGATTGTTTTTTTCACCGTTGCGGCGAATATGACTTTTTTATTACCGACAATTTCTATCTCAGATGGTAGTTGTGGGGGCAATGCCCCCACGATAAATACGTTCATTTTGTTTTATTTCCTTTAGTGGAGATGGCGGGAATCGAACCCGCGTACTACAACCCTCACTCACTCAATTCGTTGTAACGATTAGCCCTAAGTCTAACAGCTAATTTACGATGAACTGAGTTAAGTCGCTACCGATTGCTGTGCGCCCTCGTGGTAGCCTCTTGAGCCGTAGGCGACGGCCATTTCATCCCCTGAGTTAAATGAGTCCCTCTTGAGAGGGACTCATTTTTTCTTACTTGACTGAACTTGCGGCGGTTTAACTTCCGTTGGTGGGGGCGGTGCTACGTAAAGTTCAGGCTCTCCCCCAATCCAACCCACCCAATATAACATTAGCGTCATAACAATCTGACACCCTAATGTTACACTTATCAATTGCGCCCAAAAATCAATCATCACTCACCACCCTCTCAACTAAGATGATACCATTATATCATAGTTATCACAGTTTGTCAAGTGGGGTGAGTATAATTGAGTAATTCGAGTAATCGTGATTCGGGGTGTTTCCCTAACAGTTTCTTGAGTTTATCGAATGTTTCGGCGGGGAAGGTTAAATTGAGTAGCATTTCATCGACGGGGAGTTCAGGGGTAATGTTGGCATCGGCTAATAATGCGTCAATTTCTTCGGGGAAATAATAATCTGAAACATCTAACCCATCTTTGATGTCGTTGTAGAGATTGCCCACGTTGAGTGAGTAATCAATTTTAGCTGTTTGATTGTCAACGATGGTCATCAAGCGGCCTGTGGGGGTGTTAATATCCACGTCCGTTCTTTCTATGATAACCATTTCGTCACCCATAGTTTCGATGACGACAATTTCTTTAATGCCCATTTCAACGGCGGCGGCGAAAGTTTTATTACCGCCCATTATGTTATCGTCCATATCAAACAACAGAGGACGGGTAAATCCATAATCTTTAATGGATTTTTTAATGAGGCTATTACCCCTCTCCGTTCCGTCATTGTAATTATTTGTGTCGGGTGTTACTTGAGTGATGGGTATTATTAAGTGAGACATAATTTTATAATCGCCTCTTCGGGAGTTGCGGCTAGTTTGGTTAATTCAGCAACCACAAAAAAATACTCTTGTGACGTAAAGGCCAAATGAAATGTTTTGTCTTTAGCTGAACCACCACCGCCTTTTTTGGGTTCATCGGTTTCAGGTTGAATTTTACCGATTATTTCAACAAGTTCGGCTTCGGTGAAATACGGCGTTAAATCAAGGCCGTTTTCGATATGGAATAACAATTCTTCGTTAGAAACAGCGTAGTTTATTTCATGAACTCTATTGTCCGCTAACTTGAGTAATTGCCCCATTTCCGATTTGATACTCACATCTTTTCGTCTAACGGCGACGAGTTGAGTACCGTCTGTTTGAAAAAAGATGGCTTTCGTTAGATTAGCGGCTATAGCGGCACTCACCGTTTTATTGCCGCCCATCATCACTCTATTGCCGTCAGCAAAACCACCACGCCCAATACCTAATGTGGTTATGGATTGACTTAATAAATGTTCCCCTCGTACCGTTCCTTCATTCAAATTGTGATTGTCCAATATCACTGTCGTTAAATCGTCGTCCATTTTACAGCATACCCCCCTTGAATGAGCCAATCATTTATCACTAAACCCTCTGTGGTTGTAATGATGGCTAAATACCGTCCCCATTTTTCTTGTCTATCCTTCACAGTATCAATCATCACTGTCGTCCCTTCAATCTTTGCCTTCAACGCCTCATAACTCACTTTCCCCGCTTCCGTCTTGAGTTCAGGGGCGTTAATCCCCACTAATCGCAATCTCAATTTATGCGATACACCAAACCCTAAATCCACTATCCCTATCGCCGTATCACCATCTACGACCCTCTGAATTAAACACCCATAATTATACATCGCTCATTACTCCCTTTACTGTTGACAAACTGAGATTATTTTGTTATAATGGTAACAACATTATAACTTAAAGAGGTGAAATATGGTAACACGGCATAAATATAAAGGGGTAACAAAACCCAACGAGCATTGTGCTTTTGTTTTAGACAAAGATGACTTAACGACCCACGAAAGTGGGTGGACAATTGAAGGTGAAGTGAAAGATGACGGCCTTTTGTGGGTTGAGGAATTTACCGCCACTCACTCACTCTACGGGAAAGTTTGGGGCGATTATGACGAAAAACTCCACGCCGATTCCAAAATTGGCTTGAAACATTTCATCAAAAACCACCCACCAAAACTATTCGATTTTTGGGAAATCTAAAAATCGTTATACCATAGTAATAACCTTAAAGTTTGGATAAAATAGGGTTTACCCTATTGACAAAACAAGATAACTATGGTATAATGGTATACATAAGAGAGTAAGTCAAACAGGAAGTGAGACGGATGAGCCACTACTGATTGAGGGTAGAGACTGAACTACCATAAACAAAGACTAAGCAATAATAAAACCTGAGCAAGTTGAAAAAAGGCTCACTCAAGAAAAAACAAGAATAGAGATAGGCATCTCGTAAAAAGGCTACAAGGGGGTTCAAGTCCCCCCCAAAGACAGAGGGGTTAAAGTCCTCTCACAAGTACCGAATAAACAAAAATAGAGGACGGGAACTCGTAGCAAATAAATTCTCGAAGGAGGTTCAAGTCCTCCCCAATGAAGTACCCGACCTGAGCAAGTCACAAAAAGGCTCACTCAAGAAATGAGGGGCGGCACTCTCATAAAGACCTTAAGGGCAGTATAAGACTTTAAGGCACAAGCCCTCAAAGCGGCATTTGAGGCAGAAAAATACCCTTAGCGGCATAAGGGTCAAAGTCCTTAAGGCGGCACTTAAGGCAAAATCATTCTCACTCACTAATCTAACAAGGAAATGTTCACCCTTGAAGTGCGGTGCAAGTCCGCAAACCCAATTAAATAGCTTATCGGTGCGATAGAGGAGATTAAGAGGTCGGTAACTCTCCCCGCTAATGGAGCGACTCCATCAGGGCGCAGGATTTAATAGAGTGAGAGTAATTAAATTACTCTCACTCACTCAAAATATGGCGGGTCAACTAACGGGCAAGTCGCTTGACGGTATTTAGTTTCGATTTGTTGATGACTAAAGCAGACTCAAGAAATGGTGGTTCGAATCCATTCCCCGCTTGACCAAAATTTACACCTTAAACGGTTTACGATATAATAACGACTTAACAATCTAGTAACAATTAGTGATAGGATAATTGCGAAGTTGTTGTTAAGTCTGCTAACACATTATTTTGATAACGCGATAAGTCTAAAAGAGAAATTATGTACGGGTGATGGGACTCAAACCAAACAGGGGTATATAGCGAACCCTTGAGATAACCGAAGGCAGAAACGGACTTCACCCATAGTATAAAAAGGCTAGAATAATTCTCCATTAGCTACGACCTCTATGTGCGAATAATGCTGATTAGACAACTTAATAATCTAGTAAATGTAAACGATAGGTTACGTTGAAGTTGTTGTTAAGTCACTCACTAAGATATTTAAGCAAGTAGTATTTCGTAAAAATGTACGTTACAGGATGACCCTAAACCGTATGAGAATTGTAACGGGGGTATCGTGGGCGGTCACGAGACTGTAACATAGCATATCAAGCTAGAATGATTACGAAATGACCTCTCTACCTCTGAGAACAAATATTCTTTAAGTGAAAAAAAAGCCACTAAATTTTAGTGGCTTTTTTTTGATTCTCACTCAAGAATACCGATACCGTAACAACCCAACACTTGACACATCCGTTCAAAATTTATCAAATCAACGTGGGGCGGTATGGGGTCTATCACCATAATATTGATGGCTTTGTCGATAAATAATTCTGCGAAATGAGCGCATTTATCAACGTCATCTAAATCAGGATACACCGATATTTGCTGAAAATTAACGTAATCACTCAGTATCGGGGTATGATGAATGTATAAAATTAAAGGGTTTATTGTTTCTGTATATAAAGCAATTTCGTTGAGTGATATTTTTTTACGGATACTAATCCCCCGATGAACTTTGATTAAACTATGAGGTTTGGTATCGCTTAGGACACCCTGTGGTTTAATTCTAAGCGTTTTGGCTTCGTTTAGATATAATCTAACCTTTTCGTCCTCTATATCACTCATATCAAGCCACAAACTGTCCATACCCCTGTCACGCATTATATCTAATGCAATCTCACACCATTGGTGAGGTTCTGCCCCCACGACTTTAACAAATATGTCGTCCCCATCATTTGTTTCAATTACTTGAAATTCGTCGTAATCGTACTGTATAGTGATAGGTTTAACGGTGAGCATACAGAACACGGCTTTGTCTCTAAACGTGTAAATTTTTGTTCTCAAAAAATCTTTGTCGGCAAAACTCTTGAGTAACGGTAAACATTCCTGTTCACTTAAAATCAAACCGACGGCGGGAATGTTTACCGCTCCCATTAATTCCCTAAACATATTATAATTTTCTAAACTACTTTGTTCATTGTCGATGTGATAATAGTTCATTCCAATAATCCTATCCCGTAACAGTGTAATGTTTTACAGATTCGCTCAAAATTAAACAGGTCTATCGTAGCTGATACGGGGTCAATTACCAAAATATCGAATTGTTGAAAATTCAACATTAACCCAACAAATAACGCACACTCGTCACCGTTTGTTAAATCGGGAAAATGTTTTATTTGAATAACGTTGGTTGGTAAAACCAACGGTTTCCGATGAACGTAAGCTATCGACGGCGATGCCTTATCGGAAAACAACGATATTTCCTCAAGTGATAATCTGTTATGTATACTTACATAATTCATGTGTACACCCTCAAGTCAGGATATTTCTGCTCTAATTTATTCACGATGTCCCCAAACGTAACCCCAACGATTGAAATTAGATGATTGGTGTAACCTTCCGTTAACGGAAAGAGTGAGTGAACCTCATTGTTCCCCCACATCTCCGCCGCCGCTATTGACGGTACAATAATTATACAATTTTTAACTTCACTATAATTTCCTCTGTTTGCTAGTAACACTACAGCGAAAATAGTATCATCATAAATCATTTCATCACCTTTGGTAGGGTGATTCCTCGTTGCCCTTGATATTTCCCTTTGCGGTCAGCGTAACTCACGGTACATAATTCGTCAGCGCATAGGAATAATACCTGAGCAATGCCCTCATTGGCATAAATACGGGCGGGTAGGGGGGTGGTGTTGGAAATTTCAATGGTAATATGCCCTTCCCATTCAGGTTCTAAAACCGTCGGCGGTGAAACCAATCCACAACGAGCATACGTCGATTTGACGGTCATTAAACCCGCTATATGACGGGGGATTCTGAGATATTCTTTGGTTCTCGCCAATACGAAAGAATTGGGCGGGGCTATGATGAACGTTCCCGTTTCATCATAGTGCAATACCCCCTCAACAAAAGATAAGTCACTAAAGGCTTTGGGGTCAATAACAACAGCATTAACATTGGTGAATATCTTAAACTCGTCCGCCGCACTCACATCGTACCCATAACTTGAGAGACCGAATGAGACTTTACCCGTTCCTTGTTGCGTTTCAGTGAACGGAAATATCATCTCGTGTTCTAAAACTAATTGTTTAATTTGACTGTCAGCTAACATAAACACCCCCTTTCTCATTGGCCTCAACAATGGCTTTACTCAAGCCCGATAACTCACTCTTAGTGCCACGTTTCCCCATTTCCAATAACTCCGTTAATATCCACGCATCATTACGGTTTACCAAATCATACCCGTAAACTTTAGTGTGTGTCCTAATACTACGAACCATAATCTGTCGTTGTGATAATACTACCAAAAATAACATTATAGTCAACCCAATCACAAAACTAAAACAATTTGTTACAATTATAACTGTCATTTCAAGATACTCCTAAAAAGTCGTTTA